CTGGTTCACGATCTTCTCGCAGTACACGTTGACCGCCGGATATTGCACATCGGTACTGCGCTCCGCCAGTTCAATCGATACGTTTTGCGCCAGAATCTGGTTTTGGCCGACCGCCACCAGAGTCGCGCCCTCTGCTTGAGCTAACGTTGATACGCAGGAATTCAACCCTTTCGGTGCGCTAAGGAGAGTGACTACCTGCGCTGTGACCGTGCTGCCTACCCATGCCATTCTTTTAGCCTCTTTGAATAAGTCGCGGCAGCGCTCGAAGATAGTCTGGCGCCTGTCCGTTCCCCGGCGCTTGTCCCAAGGTGGATACCGGCCCGGCCTGCACCCAGATTTGGCCTAACGTCATCGGCTGTGTATTCTGCAGCGCCATTGCTGTGGCCGACAGCCCAACGTACACATTCCAAGCCGTTGCGTTGGCCGGTTGGTTCACCGGCTGAGCCACCAGCGCATTTCCTGCCGCCGTGGTCAAACTACTCGGGTTGCTGGCCTGCCCTTCCTCGCCTTCCACGTTCAACCATGACACGCGCGCGCAGTAAGTCATCGCCGGTTGGCCACCCGGAATAGACGTCAGTTGCGGCGGAGCTGCCTGTGGAATTGGATCCGACACGATGCCGAGTCCTGTCTGTATGAGCTTGTCCATGGCCCACTTCGCCAGTTGCTGAAACTGGTCCAGCTTGCCCTGATAGCGGTCGTTCAATTGATTGAAATAAGCGTCCTGATAGACGAGCGTCAGCGTTTGAAATACGTTCCAAAGCTGCAGCGGCGGCGTGACCACGATGTTATTCAACTGTAGATCCGATTGGAGCCAGAACTGCCAGTCGTGGGTGTTGCTGCGCTGCAAGAGGGTCGTCAGCTCGATTCCGAGTTCCTGCTGTGCCAGCTCCAGTTTCTGGTTGAGATCGATGTTCTCCGCCTGTGCCGTGGCCAGCACAGAGGAGTCCTGGACCATCAGGTCCTGGATCGTCGAAATTACATCCGTGAATAGAGCCATCGCCCAGCCTATTCTTTGCCCGGCTGTGTCGCGCCCTTCAGCTTGCGCAGCTCGTTGGGCGAAATGACCGCGAACTGCATGCGCGAGACTGCCGCGAGCTGATCGGCTTGCCGCTTCGCTTCAGCCTTCTGCTCTTGGAACTCGCGCGCCTCCTCTACCGTTGCCATTCGCGCGGCGCCTTCGATAATCATCCTTGCCGCAATCCGTCGTGGAACCTCCGTGCGCACTCCTGGTCGTCCACCATCCGGTGTCTCGAGGCTTACCAAGACCACTGAAGGATCCTTTAGGCTTTCCTCCATTGCTCGAATTTTCTTGTAATAAACTTGTAAGTCCATGATTGTCCCTTGTGGGGCCGGGCGCACCGGCCCCCTTTTGTTTCTTGTTTGCTTGAGATTCGTGCCGCAGGTCCCCTACGCATTCACCTGGACGCCAAAGTTGTTGCGAATCACCGCACAACCGTACAGCACGTCCACGGTGAATTGCTGAGCCAGTGTATTCGGCTGGTAGCTCATCACAACTCGCATGCCGAAGTTCCCCATCTCCGCGTAGTGGGCCACCGCGCCCGTTCCGTACAATGGCTGCGGCAGCCTCCGGATGACCAGACCGATAGCGGGCTTGGTGAAAGCGATGTTGTGGGTTGTCATCGGCGAACTGCCGGTGTACGCAACGTACTGCGACCGCATCACGAAGAAGTCCTTGATCTTTCCCACTGTGCCGTCGATCAACGCCCGAAGGCCCGCCTCGCCGGCGGTCTGGAATTCGCTGAAGCGTTCGATCTGCCGCAACGCGGAATATGTAGCGGCGTCCACCACCAGGAATTTCGGCTCGGACGGCGGGACCTTCGCCGTAAATAGTGAGCTCTCCGCCTGGTCGATCACCGCTTCCACCAGCGGTGTCCCAGGCGTGCCAACCGGTGTGTTTGCCGTAAACCCGGCAAACAGGTTCAGCAGGCTTGTCTCGATGCTCTCGGCTATGGCCACCACAGCCGGTTGCATGTAGACCTGGAGCAAGTCCGGAACTGCCAGCACCTTGGTTACATCCGGAATTTGGAAGGTTGCCTCGGCGTGCGTGTTCAGTACGATCTGCGCATTCCCCAGATTCGGGTTCTGCGCTTGAACGGTTCCGCCTTCTGCGATGTTGTTGGCTACCAGCACCGGAGGAATCGGGATGTTCACCGTATCCCCCGCCTGCGCCAAAACGGGTTCATAATCGCGGTTGACCAGGTTACCCATGACTAGGTTCCCGACCAAGGCGGGCAAAGCGTCTGCCGCCACCAGCTTCACGATCGCGCTGGCCACATTAGCTGATGTAATTATCGCCATTCATTCTCCTAAGTTGAGCAGGCCCTTCTGCCTGTTCTCTTGACATCAGGCATTCCTGCCTGTCGTGCCTATATTCCGCGTAGATTCTGCGAAGCTACGCGCAGAATCTCCTTCCGCACCCGCTCGGTCTGCTCGGGACTCATTCCCGGCCGGATGTTCTCAATGTCCACGCTCTCGTTACTTTCTCGCGGCGCCTTGTGCGCGGCTGTAATCCCAGACCCTCCGGGTATCCGCGCCGGCAGGAACTCTGGGTTCTCACTCACAAAATTGGTCAAGTATTCCTTAAGCGGCACTTCCCCTTCGTCGCTGCGGGCCAGTAACCGGCCGTCGTCGGTGCGGAACACTCCGTCGTGTACAGCCCGGTACGCCAAGTCGACCTTCGCAACCCCCAGCCTCTGCAATTCCGCCCGGATGGCCGCGCCTCTCTCTGCCTGCTCCGCCGCGTTCCGGCTGCGCTTGCTTTCTTCTTCCACTTCGTTTAGCCGCCGCTCCAGTTGCTCGCGGCGCTTGCGTTCCTCCATGAGTTCAGTCTTGTAGGCCGGTTCGCTTTTGGCTTGCTGCTCCTGTAAAAACTCCTGAACCGCTTGCTTCACAATCGCTTGTACGTCTGTGTCTTCCATAACCACCTCTTTTCCCCTGGATCAACTCTGTGCTTCAATCTCCCGCGCAATCTGAGTCTTGATCTCCTGCCGCACGTCCGCGAGAAACTTAAACGCCAACTTTTTAAAGACCTGTTTCTTCAAGGTCTCCGACTCGATCCCCAGACTGAGAAGCTTTCGCGCGTCGTCGAGTTCATTGCTGAAATCGGCGATATCGAACTCATCCAGCCCCGAGACGTCGATTGAAATGTTGTCCTGCCGCGCCACCGCGATGGCGCGCAAGACTTGCTTCATCGTTTCCTTGACCGCATCGCCGTAAGCCCGTAGAACTTCTTGGGTAATGCTGAAATCCCTCTGCTTGCTGGCTCCGGATTGGTGCTGACTCGATGACTCCGACCCCGCCGCGTGCGTAATCAGATAGCAGACCCTGTAAATCTCGTCCTTCAGTTGTACCAGGTTGTCGGCCGCAATTTGATAGACTTTGCCTTCCGGCTCGGCCCACCCGAATCGGTCCCCAGGCGCAAGTTGTATGAAGTAGGACTCGCCTACGATCTGGTTCCACTCACGGTCCGAGTAAATTACCGGTGACGCAAATAACCCCATCGTCAGCGCCCAGGAAAGCGCATTCGACTTGTTGAAGTGTTCCAGTTGCAGCAGCGCGGCCTTGTTCATCAACCAGAGTCCCTCGGTCACACGCAGCGGGAAAATCGGTACCCGGTTCTGGCCGGCCAGGCCGTGCAGTCCTTCATCCACCAGCCGTATCTCTTTGTTCTTCAGTTGCTGGTAGACTTGATAATTCTGCCGGTCATAGTAGATCCACCGGGTTTCGCGAGCCCATTCGCTCTCGGTGACCTTCGATTTCCGGAGCGATGAGGTCCGGATCACCGCCCATTCGAGTCCGCCACGATCGTCATAGCTCCAGTTGATAAGCTCCTCAGGCGAATAATCCACCAGGTAGGCCCGCGAACGTCCCACCGCGTCCTCCTCCGCCCTGTTACTCACCGAAACCGGGGATCGCGGAAAATCCACTACGATGTAACTTCGGCCCTGCACCAGCGTTTGTACGATTTGTTGGCGGAAGAACTCGGCTAATGAGGTGCCCTTCAGGTCGCAATCCTCCGCGAATACGTTGTAGAAGCCCTTTGCCGCTTCATCGCCGCCGTCCAATAGCAAAGCCGCCTCGCGCCGCATTAGCGTAGCAGCGTACCAGTCGATAATCGACCCAATATAGTTTTCGTAAAACACTCGGCTTAGCCGCTCGGCATAGATATCGTTGGGCTCCTTGTGCCGCCTCACCAGATACTCGAAAGCATTTTCCCGTATCTGCTCACCACCGGCGTAAAGATCCCTGTACTTCTTCCACATCGCCTTCTTGGCGGCATACTCTGGGTGCTCTCGGTCGATGTTTACCATCTGGTCCTCAAATCAGCCGCTCGGGGTGTTCGCCGATCGCCGCTTG